AGATTTTAGTGTCGGTGTAGATGTCGAGGACTGGGATAACAAGAATGGCGTTATGGCTATTAGCGCATCCAAGCTGATCGAAGTAAGCCTAGTTACAGATGGCGCGATCCCTGGCGCTGAAGTGCAAAAGGTAGCAGCAGAAGAAAACCAAGTTTCTGAACCCGAAGTTCAGGATGAAACACCAAAAACCACAGAAGGAGAACAAGTGTCAGACACTACCGTTCCAGAAGTCGCTCCTGCCGCAGAAACGGTAGAGGCTGCTAAGGTTGAAGTTAAGGCTGCAACAGCACCTTACACTTCAGTCAAAGTTCGTAACCCAATCGTGGATAAGGCTTCTTATCTCGAGCACTCAGTACGCGCCTCTCTAGGTGACGATACTTCAAAGATGTATGTTGCAGCAGCAGCAGACACAACAGACAACGCAGGACTAGTTCCTACCCGTCAGCTAACAGAAGTTATCAACGGCATCTCAAACGCTGATCGTCCATTTATTGATTCAATCTCTCGCGGTGCATTGCCAGATGCAGGAATGACATTTGAAATTCCTAAGATCACAGTTGCTCCAACAGTTGCAGTAGCATCTGAAGGCGGAACACCATCAGAAACAGACCAAAACGCAGCGTTCGTTTCAGTCAGCGTACAGAAGTTCATTGGACAGCAGACATTCTCTCTAGAGCTTCTAGATCGTTCATCACCAGCATTCTTTGCTGAGCTTGTTCGTCAAATGGAGTTCGCATACGCAAAGGCAACAGATGCAGCAGTTGGTACTGCTCTAATCACAGGTGGAACAGATGGCGGAAACCGCGCAGCATTTACAACAGGCGCTCTAGTCGCTGATTTCGTTTCAGATGCAGCAGTTTCAATCTACAAGGGAACACTTGGATTCGCACAGAACATCGTTGTTTCTCCAGAACAATGGGGCGCATTGATGGGCTTGGTCGATGGTTCAAACCGTCCAATTTTCCAGCAAACAATCAACCCACAGAATGCAGGCGGAGATCTAACTGCAACAGCAGTTCGTGGAAACCTACTTGGTCTAAACCTTCGCGTTTCACGCGCATTGACAGACACAGCAGGACTTGGAGATAACACAGCAATCGTTATCAACCCAGATGCTTACACATGGTACGAGTCACCTCGTCTATCACTACAGACAAACCTAATCTCAACAGGTCAGGTTCAGGTCGGATACTACGGTTATGGCGCAATCGCTACAAAGCTTGGCGCAGGCGCATACCGTTACATGGTTTCATAAAAACCATTAACTAATCATGGGGGGGCGGTTGCTCCCGATCGCTCCCCCAGTCGTTTATTGAGAGGAATTGGAAATGGCAACAATAGTCACACCAGCCGAATTACGCTCTGTGCTTGGCGTTTCCAGTTCCCTCTATAACGATGCTTATTTAACAGATGTGATAGATACAGCTGAGTCTGTAATCTTGCCTATGCTTGTCAAGTACTCAAGTCCTATCGACACAGTCACATTGCAAGATAACATTGCAACATATGGCGTTCTAGGCGATAACAATTTTTCCGATGGTCAAAGCGTAGTCATTACAGGCGTAGGCGCTCCATTTAACGGAACATTTACAATTATTGAATCAAGTAACATTGATGTCGAGGATTTTATTGTTCGCTCAAGTTCACGCATCTATTTAGACGGTGCTTACAGAGAATTTAATGGTTACTTTACTGTTGCAATTACAGGCGCGGATGTTACCGAAAGAAAAGTAATCCCTTCAGGCCTAGCAACTCTTTCAGGCGCTTCTACTTATGTAGGAAACGCAGCCGTAGAGTCAGCAGTCTTAGCAGTATCAGTAGAAGTATTCCAGAGCCGTATCGCTCCTGGTGGACAGATCGAAGGCGTAGACTTTACGACTGTTAGCCCATATCGCTTAGGCCGTAGCCTCTTTAATCGAGTGTCAGGACTTCTCGGGCCGTTTATCGACACCGATTCAATGGTGCAGTAATGGCTACAATTCTTGACACAGTACGCCAGCCTTTAGCAACAGCCTTTGCGAGCGTTGCAGGCAATGTCTACGCCTATGTGCCAGAAGCTCCTATGGTTCCTTTTGTGGTGACAGTTCCAGATTCACCATATATCGAATTAGAGACGATCAATAAATCAACGCTTCACATGAAGATCAATTTAACGATATCTGTAGCGGTTGCCTATAACAGCAACCCTGCATCGCTCGATAATCTCGAGCAGCTAGTTATAAGTGTTCTGAAGGTTATCCCAGCAGGGTACACAATCGGAGCAGTTGAAAAACCAACGGTAACTCAAGTTGGCCCATCCAATGTATTGGTGGCCGATATCAGAGTTTCCACCTACTACACACAAACAAACTAAGGACAATAATATGGCAACCGTGGTAATTACAGGGCGCGATATTTCTCTATCTTTCACAGGTGGAACAGATATCGAAGCACAAGCAACAAGCGCAGTTCTAACAAAGACAAATGTTCGTGAGACATATCAGACTCTCGATGGCGAAGCTTACAAGACCGTAAATGTTGAGGGTGAGTTCGCTCTTTCAATGCTTGCAGACTGGGGCAAGGCAAACTCAGTTTGCGAAGCTCTATGGACAGCAGCAGAAACAGCTCCAGATACAGACATTAGCATCACACTTACAGCGGCTACAGGCGCACAGTTCGTGTTCCCAATTAAGCCAGAGTTTCCTACAGCAGGAGGCGCTGGAACAGATGCTCAAACTGTAGACTTTACATTCAAGGTATCGCAAGGATCAGTTACAGAAACATTTAGCTAAAAACTAGAAACGGGAGCAAACAATGCAGCAGCAAATAACAATTAAATACAATGATGGATCTGAAGATACTTACCAAGTCAGACCACCAGATTATGCCAAGTGGGAGATGGCCACTAAAAAGGTCATTTCTAACTTTGGTGGTATGTGGGATATTTTGTATGTAGCTCATTCAGCAATGAAGCGAGAGGCAGGCGGAAAACCCGTTAAATCACTAGAGGTTTGGATGGAGACGGTGGCAGATGTCGAGGTGGGAAGCGATGACCCAAAAGCCATCCAAGAGGAAGCGTAAGCCGACTCTTAGTTGATCTGGCAATAGCGACTCAAATCCCTATGTCAGAATGGCAAACAGCAGAAGATATTTTAACCGCAATAGAGATACTCGAGGAAAGGAATAATCGTGGCTGAACAAACGGCTTTCGATAAGACCGAACTTCGTGCAGTCTTTAAGGCGTTGAAGAATATGGACGAGCAGGCAGTAGATGAAGCCAAGCGCCAATCTGGTGCTCTAGCAGAATATGCTCGTAAAGAGGTGATTGGTGCTGCATCGGGATTACAATCCCGAGCAGTTGCCAGTCGCATTGCAGATGGTTCAAAAGTAAAGAAGTCATCTAGAATCGGTGAAATCACTTACGGCTTTGCAGCTCAGAAGTTTTCAGGTGGTGCAACCACTAAAGATCTATGGGGTGGCTCTGAATTTGGATCTAATAAGTTTAAGCAGTTTCCAGTTTGGTCAGGTCGTGAAGGTCGTGGATCTAAAGGTTACTTTATCTATCCAACACTACGCAGAATCCAGCCTTATATCGTAGCTGAGTGGACTAAGTCGTTTGATAAGATTTTGAAGGAGTGGACATAATGGCTAGAGATAGTAGAGCCTTAACGCTCAAGCTCCTTGCAGACATCGATAACTTTACCAAGAATATCAACAAAGCCGATAATGATGTAACTGGCTTTGGTGACAAGGTTACTAAGTTTGGCAAAGTTGCAGGCGCAGCCTTTTTAGCAGCAGGCGTAGCAGCAGCGGCATATGCTGGAAAGTTAGCAATCGATGGAGTTAAAGCTGCCATTGAAGATGAAGCAGCCCAGGCGAAACTAGCGACCACATTAAAGAATGTGACTGGCGCTACAGATGACCAGATTAAAGCCACAGAAGATTACATTCTTAAGCAGTCTTTATTATTTGGCGTTACAGATGATGAGCTTCGTCCGTCTCTAGATCGATTAACTCGCGCTACTGGCGATGTTACAAAGGCACAAAAACTACAATCAATCGCCCTTGATATTGCATCGGGCACAGGTAAGAGTTTACAGGCGGTGACAGAAGCGCTTTCCAAAGCACAGGAAGGCAACCTAGCGGGTCTTTCGCGGCTTGGTGTAGGTATCAGCAGGGCTGAACTACAAACCATGACATTTGAGCAAGTAACAGCCAAACTAGCTAAGACTTTTGAAGGCCAAGCAACAAAGCAAGCGGATACCTTCCAGGGCAAGATGGCTCGACTATCCGTTGCATTTAACGAGGCCAAAGAAACAGTTGGATCCTTTATCCTAGATGCTGTTACTCCTTTAGTGGAAAACATTGTTACATATATCGTTCCAGCCGTTCAATCATTTATCAATGGATTTACAGGCGGAAGCGGATTAAAAAATGCTTTGGAACAAGTTATCGAAGTGGCTAAAGTTATCTTTATTCCTGTTCTTCAAGGCGTTCAATCTGTATTTAATAAAGTTAAAAATGCCGTAAAGGATAATGAAGAAGAATTCAGGGCTTTATGGTCATTTACTAAGAATATCTTAGCTCCTTTTCTTGGAGGCGCGTTCAAGATCGCTTTTCAGGTAATTGGAACAGTAATCGGAACTACGATTGATGCTGTAGCTAAACTAATTGGTTTGTTTGAAAAACTCTTTATAGCTGGTCAAAAGGTAGCAGGATTCCTAACCTTTGGCCGAGTTGGCGGATCGAACATAAGTTTTGCCGAACCATCTTCTTCTGGTTTTGCAGTACCTCCAATCATGCCTACTACTAAAGGCGCTTTAGTGGGTCAATCAATGGTCACTAATAACATTACAGTTAATGGGGCTATTGATTCAGAGTCAGCAGCTCGTCAAATCGTCCAAGTGCTCAATCAATCTTCATACCGTGGCACTCTTGGAGCAGGAGCGTTAGTAGC